AAGGCACCTGGATGGGCATTCATTGCTCTTCAGCCTCAATCGGGTCGTCAAACTCCGGTGCGCGATCATGGTCGCCAGCTATAGCCAGAAGTTTGTCGGCGATCTCATTCCCAAGATCGAAGCCAATCTTTCTGAGCGCGGTTCTGGCGCCATGGACACCCTCTTTCGAGACGGCGAGAGCAACATCGTCAGCCTTGTTCTGAAGGCGGCCGATCAGGCGCTGGATTTCCAGCCCCGTCGCACGCAGCGCCGCTTCGAGCATGTCCTTGCGGACCAGTTGGCCAAGCTCCTCCTGATGACGGATGCGCTCGCGTCCGACCTTCAGCCACTCCGCCTGCCGGCGAGCCTCATCGAAACTCTCGCTCGGATTGATCGTTCCGCTAGAAACGCCGGAACTGGTGACAGAGCGAATAGGCGCCTTCGCCTTGGCAGGATTGAAGAATCGCTGGCGATACTCGTCGTAGTGCGCCAGGGAGATCTTCATGACCTGCCCTTGCGAACCACGTTCGACCGGAGTGTCTTCCCGCTCTGCAAGCAGCTTCTTCGCGGTCTTCGAAACGGCGGCCTTCGAAATTCCGTCGCGCTCGGCGATCTGACCGATCGACCACATGACTAGATATTCGTCAGCCATGCCGTCAACCGAACCATTAACCGTGGCGTTAACCCGTTAACCCCGTTAACCCAATGAAAAACCTATTCAAACGGCCACCCCCGCGGGGTCGTCCCGGCCCGCAGGCGGGCGGAAAGGGAGTACGGTCCCTTGACCGGAGGGGCCAGGGGGGGGGTGGCAGGCCGTGAAACATCGATGTTTCACGCAACATTATTGCTCATGACCGCATTGATCGTTCGCATTCGGCTGCAACCAGACCGAATGCTGCGCTCCGCCATTACAGCGGCTGGATTTCATGGCCGTCTCCATCCGTTCGGTGGGTATGGCTGAAACGCAAAACCCGCCGGGCTTGCACCTAGCGGGTTCGTCTAACCTTTTTCAGTGTGCTTACTGTATGTCAACACCGTGGCGCATTGCAAGACGGTCGCCCGAATAGTGTTATCCAGCGATTTCAGAGGCTTGCGCGGAATTGTGCCGCAGATGCTCCCGCAGCCATGGCTGGAAATCCCCGCGAAACTCGGTCAATTCGTGCGCCCCCAGCCTCCCACACAGGGCGCTATGCAACTCTGACAGCGCAGATTGCCAGATCGACCATTCGAAACGGGAGATGATCGCACCGCGCAACGGCGCAGACAGCTCGAACTTCCGATATGCGCCTCGCATCGGCCGGCGACTGCGCTTGTCGCGGCCATCGGCCTCATATTCATAGGCCCTGCCGAATGCATCCTTGGCCGTCCGAAGAATGAACCATGCCGGCTTACCAGCCCGCTCGACCATCCGTTCCGCTGGACGCACGGCTGACCATTCCGGCCCACGACCGAGGATCGCGGACGTGATGATGAGATTCACGACGTGCGCGCCTTGCTGGACGTCGCGCTTGATCTCCAATTCATCCACCACGCGCACAACTTCCGCTGCGACGAGCCCTCGTTCATCCATCCATTCCGGGAACGGGTTGACCGAGAGGTCGATCTCGAAGCCGCCGCGATCCGCCAGCTCGCGCACCGCATCGCCTACCTCGACGGCATCCGGATGCGGATCGCCGCCATTCGTCACGAAATCAGGGATGACCCCGTAATAGTTCGGCGTGCGGTCGATCAGCGTCCCCAGTTCAGCCATCCCGGCGAATGCCTGCCATCCTCCGGCAATCGAGCCGCCTTCGGAGCCAGTCGCCCCGACCTTGCATAGCTCCTGCGTAAAGGCCCAGGTCAAAAGCTTATCGATGGTGATCTTTTTCATGGTTGCGACCCTTTCCGTCCCAAAATTCGAGTTTCCGTCCCTAAACGGAATTCCTGCGACCCAAATTCCAATTTGGCTTTCATTGAAAAGATTGGATAAATTCAGCTGTTATGGATGATGGGGACGCTAGGGACGGTTATTTTCATGTTGCTCATGCACATGAAGAGGCATTTCTATTCATTCATGCATGATGCTCTCTGCTTCATGATGAGCATGCGCGCATGTAAAACTTGGAAATTACCGTCCCTAGCGTCCCTACCATCCGAACCATTTGATTTTCCGCACCTTTTGATTGGGACGAAAAATCGCGCTCACAAAATTACCGTCCCTGCCAACCCGTTTCCGTCCCAAAATCCATCCGAAGGGACGCAAGTTTGAGAAGGCGTGGCCAGCATTCAGCAAAGGGTCCGGGTTTCCGCGCGAGGCTAAACATCATCGGAATTCCTCCGGGAACGGTTGATTGTCGTCGAAGCGGCCTGCTGGCGGACCATCGGCTGCGGCGCCTTGCGCGCTGAATTCGGTCTTGATGCGGATGCCGTAATAGATCGTCGTGCCCGACTTGCCCTTCCTGAAGGCGTGCATCAGGCTGTCAGGCCCTTTCCAGCTCTTGCGGGCCTGATCTGGGAAGCGCTTGGAGAACGTCGCCTGTTTGAACTCAGACAGGCCCTCACGCTTCGCGTAGCGCATGTAGCCGTTGAAGAGATCGTCAGGGAACTCCCTGTCATCATCAGAGCCGGTCACATCGCAGGCGTTGCGGATGAAGGCTCCTATCGGATCGCTTTCCTCACGATATTCCGCCGTGGCAGCGGTGATGCCTGAAGGGACCTGCAAGCCGCGCTGCAGGTAATCCAGTGCTCCTTTGATGGCCCATGCAAAGATGCCGGCCATTTCACCTCGTAACTTGCGAGGCAGGTCACGGTCGACCTCGTCTTCCGGGATCTGGATGTCGAACGGCACCAGGTGGACGCGTCGCCAGATGCCGTCGCTGTCATCGTCGATACGCGGTTTGTGGTTGCCGGAAAGGATGATCTTGAATTGCGGTGTCAGCTCGAAGAAGTCATGATGCAGACGGCGCACAGCAATCGCCTCGCCGCCCGTCAGCGACTTGATGAGGGCGTCCTTCAACTTCATGCCCATTTCCGGCTCGCTCGCCGCAACGAGACGGGCGCCAGGCAGGCGGGCAAGATCTGGTGTCGCCTCCGCGCCAGCCCGCTTAGAATCTCCGGCGAAGCTATCGATGGACATGGAGACGGCATAGTCGCCGAAGATCTCGACCATCAGGTCGACGAAGGTCGATTTGCCGTTTCGCCCTGCGCCATAGAAGAATAGCAGGCATTGCTCCACGGTCAGCCCGAGCAAACAATAGCCCATGTAACGCTGCAGAAAGGCCCGAATGTCCGGGTTCGGCATTACGCGCTGGAAGAACTGATGAAAGAGCGGCGCGCTCGCTTTGGGATCGAAATCGACCTCCGCCAACTTGGAAATCAGATCGGCCGATCTATGCCGGTCCATGCGTACCTGCCATCGGCGCACATCATCCGCCTCGGCACAGAAGAACCGCAACGTGCCAGACCCGCAATTGATCGAATAGAGATCCTGGTTGAGATCGGCTACGTCGAGCGAGACGTAAGGCACCGCCTCCGTCAGCATATTGTTTATTTTCGAGGTTCCGGCCGAGGATTTCGCGTGACTGTGTCGCGACGACATGCGGCCGGTGCGTCCGTCCTGCACATCCTCCATTTTGGCGACATCCTCTTCCAGCCTGGCATATTCAGCATATTGCGCCGGTGTCCACGATGAGGTCGCATCGAGCATCTTCTGCTTCTCGCGTTCGGCCTTGTTACCGACCTTGATCCGCTCCTTCAGCGCCTGATGCATTTGGTGCATATCATCCAGCCAATCGGCTTTGGGATTGCCCAGTTTCACCTTTTCCTTCTCGGCCTCGGCCTTGTCGGCGATCAATTTGTCGAGCTTGTCGATATGCGTCTGGTCGATCTCGGCCGAGACCGTCGGAGGCCGGCCCATCTCCTTCATTCTCGCGATCGCCAGCCGCCCAGCCTCTATCTTCGCCTGCTCATCAAGATTGCAATCTAGCCTGATCGCCTCGTCATCGATGAATTCGGCCGTCAAATGCGCAAAGCGTCGGACGACGGAGCCGGAAGGATCTTCCAGCCAGCGTTTGCCGTCATAGCCGTGCCAGCCGACATGCGTGACGTGGCGGATACGATCTCCGTAGCGGTTGAGCAGGCGGCGCGCATTGCCGATATCGGTTTCCGGCTCCTTGGCGCATTCCTCAAGGATTTCTGAAGCCGAGAGTTCAAGGGCCTCTGGCTCCTCGATTGGCTCCGCAACCGGCAAGGGGTCCGGGTTTTGACGGTAGACCGCCCGTTGCTCTTCCGCCTCCGCCAGTGCACGCTTCACCTCTTCCGGCATGCCGCCGGTCGTCTTTTTGCCTTTTGTCACGCGATTTCCACCTGTCTGCGCGCCGCCGCCAACGCGTCTGAAAAGTCCATTCCCGCCGTCGGCCACCAACGCTCGATCGTCAGGCCATCCCTCGAAAGCCGCGCCACAGCCCGCGCCATGGCTGAAGCCGTGGCCACCGGCTCGCTGTCGCCATCGCAGAGCAGCACAAGCTCAATGACATGCGCAGGCAGCTGGAAAGCCTCGCTTCCATCCTGATCTGGGCGCGGAACCGGACCAGCGACCCTCGCGCGCCGCGCTCGGCCCAGCTTGTCTGTGGTGGTCAGCGTCGGATGCGGGAAATCGGAGGAGTGGTCGGCCGGGCCTGAAATGTTGCCCATGTCTCCGGCTGCGAAATAGAATGTGTCGTCTCTAAAATCTTCCGCGCCACCAACGGCCGCAACTGTCTCGATTCCCTCCCCGCCAAGCCAGCGCCGCGCAGCCATATCGCCGCAGACCGGTATCAGGTGACCCTTCTTCGAGCCGCGCATCTTCTTCGTCGGCAAAGGATCACCCTTATTGTCGAGCCCGAGATCAGGACGGAACTTCGGGGCATGTGACAGGTCGATCCATGTCTGGTGGCATCCGACGACGCGACTTTCGAGATTGACTATCGGTGCGATCATCGCCGGGCCGGCATAGTGCGAGATCGGCCGGCCAAAGTCGTCGGTGCCGTGCCAATAGGTGCATTTCGGCAGGAAGCGAATGCCGTCGAAAACCCGCTCCGGCATGTCGTATCCGGTGCGCCGCTTCAAATAGTCGCGCACGAGATGGTCGAGCGGATGCGGCGCGGCAAGGGCGTTGAAATAGATGCCGCGCGCCTTGCGGATCTCGTCTTCACGCCTGGCATTGCCATTTTCCTCCCGCTCGCGTCGATCCTTTTCGCGCTTCGCGGCTGCGCGCTCCATGCGCTCCTTGCGAGTGGCCTTCTCCTCCTCCGTCTCCTGCCGCCCAAGTGGTGGTGGCGTCGCGCCATCCAGCGCGATCGAGCATGCCTCCAACAATTCAGGCAGGCTATGAAGGTTAAAATCCTTGATGTAGCCGACGAGGCCGAGGCCTGTGCGGCCGCCCGTTTCACTGCCGCGGCAATACCACGCCTGCTTTTCGGCATTGATCGAGAACCGATCCTTGCCGCCGCAGACCGGGCAAGGCTGCCCTCGGTCACCCGGCAATATCCTGATGCCGAGCAGGTGCGCAGCATCGGTCACCGAAACCTCGCTCGCCTTGTTGATAAATTCGGTAATTGCGGGGTCGTTCATGCAGCAAGCCGCTCTTCAATCAGGTGAGCGCAATTGGCAGCGACCAGCGCTTCCGCGACCGGCGGGCAGACGCTGTTGCCGACGCAGGAGACCTGGACTGATTTCGAGAACGGCACCCAGGCCGGGCCGCCATTATGGCCGATGCGAGATCCGTCGAAGTATCCGTCGATCTTGTAGTCGGCCGGGAAGCCCTGGGCGTTGTACAGCTCGCGCGGCGTCAGCATGCGCATACCGATATCGACTATGACAAAGACATGACCATCGATCTCAACAGTGACGAACTCGCGGTCATCCCACAGCCCATGCGACCGCATGAAATCGGCGACTTGCCGAGCTCGCGCAGTGTGTACTTCCGTGAATGGCGGCACACCGACGATCGCTTCGATATGGCCATGGCGCGGCTTGACGGTTGCCGTGCGCATCGCCTCATCCTCGCGAGAGCCCTCGCCTGTCGCGTAATAGGACTGCAAATAAGGCATCACCAACTGGCTCTTACCCTGGCCGTCAGCCATGATCGTACCGGATGGCTGATCGATGAGATGCCCGGTCGAGGTGCCGAACTGGCGTGCGATATAGGCCGATACGATCTGCTGGTGACTGCCGCTCTGCGTGATCGTCGAGGCAGCCTCATCCATCGGCCGGCCGGGATTGACGCCGCCGATCCGACGGCTGTCATTATTCGCCTGCGCCATGAAGGCCGTCGCAATACAGGCATCCGCCTTAGCCGTCACGGTTGCGAACTGGTCCACGCCGCCACGCGGGCGGCTCTGCCCTGCCCGGCCACCACAGCCCACCACGGTCGGGACTATCAACGCCTTCTCTCCGCGATGAGCGGCGGTGATGACGCGCGCCGGCTCGTCGATACTTTCGATGCGCCCTCCGTGCGTAAGGTTGACCAGGAATGGCCGACGGGCGCGGATGACGAAGCGATCCAGTCCGCGCGCGACCCTCGCATTAGAATTTGCAGCCAACGGACGGACGGCGCGCAGGCCGTACTTCTGCCAGATCTCTTCGGCCGTATCGAAGATCGATGGACACGGAATGCTCCAGTCGATGCAGTCGGCAACGATCGGCCATGGCTGCAGCCGGCCGGCGAGAACGTCTGCATCATCAGGTGCGCCATGCGTCGGCTTCGGCCAGACGATCTTCAGGCCGTCGAAGCGCATGATGATGAAGAGGCGCTTGCGGATCGTCGGTGCGCCGTAGTCGCGGCCGCGAAGCTCGCGCATCTCGATCCTGGCGCCGAGCTGGCGCAGCTTTTTGCACCATTTCTGGAAGGTCTCGCCCTTGCGCTCCGGATCGGGCATCTCGCCCTTTTCCGTCTTGATCAGCGGGCCATAGTCCTTGAATTCCTCGACATTCTCCATGATGACGACGTCGACCTTACCGCCGCTCTTCTGGATACGCTCGATCCATCCTGGGATGATCCAGCAGAGATCCCGGATGTTGCGGGAAACCGGCTTGCCGCCCTTGGCCTTGGAGAAATGCTTGCAGTCCGGGCTGAACCAGGCGAGCCCGATGTGCTTGCCGCGCAGATGGTCGAGCGGATCGATATGATAGACGTTTTCCGAAAGATGAATCGTGTCCGGATGATTGACGGCATGGAGTGCAAGTGCCGCCGCATCGTGGTTGATGGCATAGTCGGGCGAGCGTCCCAGCGCCTTTTCAATGCCGGTCGACGCTCCACCGCCACCGGCAAAGCTGTCGATGATGAACGGCCGGGATGGCGACATAGGCGTGAGCGCCGTGTCGGACAGGCCATCGAGGAGGCTCGTGGCGTACATTCACACCCTCCCCTTGACGATATCTCGAGCGGCGTGAAGCGTCCTGCAGATGGCGTCTTCCTTGACGTCAAGCAGCTTTCCGATCTCCGATGTATCGAAATGGCCGAAATTCCAGAGCACGATTGCGGCAAGCGCCGCCTGCTCCCCCATGGCGCCGGCCATGGCGGAAGAGCCCGCCTTGCGGATATCAGAGCGTCCCAGCGCCGTCATATCCGCGCCTCCCCGATCCTCGGCCGATCTGCAAGCGGCGTGTCAGGCATCCGGCAGGCGTCGAGATCGTCAGATTGGGCGATACGGACCGTCCCGGTACGCTGAAGCGTCTCAAGCATCCGATCGAGATCGAAGCCTGCCTGGGTTGCGGGCCAGCTGCTCCGGTTGGCCGTGATGAAAGCCGTCCCGGTACGAATGCCGCGAAGATCCGCGGCTTTCGTGATGTTGCGGAAATTCTGTATGCGGCCCGGTTCCAGGCCATGTGCGCGCGCGGCGTGATAGCATTCGAAGAGGCTCGGCGCGATAATCAGCAGGACCCTCGGGCGCTCGGGTTTCATGCCGCCTCTCCATGCTCGATCGCGGCGAGCAGAGCGAGGCCGGCCTTGGTGACGGCCCACAAGGCTGGCTTTGCCTTGCTGGCAACCCGAAGCCGCGTGATCAGCCCGTTATCGAGCAGTTTCAGCAGGGCCGAATCGAGCGACTTGATCGGCAGCTTGACGGCCTCGGCCATGTTGGCGCGTAACGCGCATACCTGGCCATTCTTGCCGCCAGCAATCCATCGCAGCACCGACACCTGCGAGCGCGAAACCTCCAGCCCGTCGATATCGACACGATCGGTTCGCTTCGCATCCTCGCGTTTGACTGGCTGTGCGTCGTCGAAAGCCGATGCGCCAATGCTCGGGAGATTGTGCAGATGCCTGCCTCTGGAAATCTGCAGGACGTCGAAGTGGTGCATGCTCAGCTTGGTAGCCAGCAGCATGACGCTGCAGCCGCGCTCCATCGCCAGCAGCACCAGCTCGGTCTGCAGATGCGGAGCCATGGCGGCGAACGCCTTCGGCGACATGTCGATAGTCTGAAAAGCGACGAGCTGCATCAGGTGTACCTCGATTGCGATGGACGGTGGATAGGAATGACGACGGCGGAAGGCGGCGGCATATCGGCCGGGGGCTGAAACTCACCGCGTTCGGCGAGCGCTTCCGCAAGGATCTCGGCCTCGGCCGCGCGACGCTTGTCGTTCCACTCGTCGATGCGGGAATAGAAGGCGCCGCTGACACCTTCGATGCCACCAGCCTCTCGACGGTCGATCCAGGCATATTGCGCCGGCGTCGGCCGCTTATCCGACCAGCGGAACCATCTGCCGATGCAACGCGAACCGTTCGGCATGGCCGCGATCTCGGCCTGCGTCGTCAGGATGCGGATGAAGGGTGGCACTTCGAAAAGCAGGCAGCCGATCTCGGAAAGCGCGGCCTCCGAGGGATCGTCCGTGACGATATAAAGGCGGATGCCGTCGCTCATTCCGCAGCCTCCATCAGGTCGAAGAGGCTCGGCATGGCGCGCGCTTGCGCCTCTGCCTCGACATATTTGCAGCCGTCGAAGAAATAGGTCGGGTTCAGCTCGACGCCGATCCCCTGCCGGCCGTGCTTCAAGGCGCGATAGGGAACGGTCATCAGTCCGCCGAACGGATCGAATACGATCTCGCCCTGCTCGCTATATTGGGCGATGGCGCGGTCGACGATGTCGAATTGCAGCGGGCAGAGATGCAGCTCGCGGCCAGCCGCAGCCTGCAGCGTGTTCATGGAGAGCATGCGCGTGATGTCGGACCAGACATCGTCATGCTTGGAATGCGGCGGCAGCAGCATGAAGGTCGAGGGCAGCATGCCGCGCTCTTCCAGCGTCTCGGCCACCTTCACATGGTGCTCGAAATCGTAGACCGCATCGAGGCTATACTTTTTCCAGATCTTGTAGATCTGGCTGGCTTCGAGGCTGAAGAACTCTTCCGGCCGAAGCTGTCGGTCGCCTGATGACGGCTCAAAACCATGGGCATCGAGCTGCCAGCGGGCGCGGGAATAGCCATCGGCGTTTTCCCACTGACCCAGTTCACCAATCCACTTTTTCTTGATCTTAGCGACCTGATTATCGGAATAGCCATTCGATGAATCGGAGGGCGGTTTGCGGAAGATCAGCAGATATTCCGGCAGCCCGTTGCCCATGCGCGACCCGTCCTTGCACTGCTCGGACCAGCCGAGCCGATAAGTCTGGTTATTCTCGCGAACGACATCGGTCGTGATCGTCTTGCGCGACAGGAAGGCAAAGCCCGCCTTCTTGAAATGCGCGACGCAATCGTCGGAAAAGGGATAGACGGTCTGGAAGCCGAGCCCCGTCATGCCGCCCGGCACGATGCGATCCTTGACGTGGATCGCCGCGATGCGACCTGGTGAAAGCACACGCAGCAGCTCCGGGATCAGAAAATCCATCTGCTGCCAGAAGTGCGCGTTATCGTCCGTGTGCCCGAAGTCGGCATAGTTCGGCGAATATTCGTATTGTGTCGAAAACGGGATCGAGGTGACGATCAGGTCGACGCTGTTTTCTGCCATGGTCTTCGTTTCGAGGACGCAGTCGTTGTTGACGAGCCGGTAGCCGTCGCCGGTCACCTCGATACGTTCGACGCCCATGGCGCGCTGAAGCGTCTGCGCCATGGCGGCGGCCGACAGCCCGTATTCCTTGATGATCGCGGTCATGATCGCTCTCTGTTCGTTGTGACGGCGCCACTTCGCTTCCAAGCTGTCGCGCGCCGGCCGCTCGGCCTCGGTGTAGATGAGGTCGAGCCGGACCTTGTGCGTCTGCAGGAATCGCTGGATGCGGTGGACAGCCTGGATGAAGTCGTTGAACTTGAAGCCGATCCCGAGAAAGATCGCCCACCAGCAGAAGCGCTGGAAATTGCAACCGCTGCCCATGATCGAGGCCTTGCCGCCAAGTTCTCTGATACGGCCTTCGGAGAAATCGATGATCGCCTGTTCGCGTAGATCGATGTCCTGGCTGCCGTAGACCGTCGCGATGCCGGGAATGGCATCCTCGATCGCATGACGCTCGGCCTCGAGATCATGCCAGATCAGGCGGTGCGCATCTGGATCTTCGGCGCGAAGCTCCATCATCTTGGCTATTCGCGCTGGCATGCTGTCACGCTTCTCGCGCGCAGCCTCGGAGAGCGAGGCGGCGGCGTTGCGCAGTAGCCTGCCCTGCCCGTTCTTCTCGTGTCCCGCCGCGGTGTGATCGGCCGGCAACTCGTGCCAGTTGATGATCATCTCTGGCAGGTCGTAGCCTTCGTCGGAAAAGCCGAGATCCGATGGCTTCTCCACAAACAGGCCCCAGGAGGCGACCCAGAGCCAGAATTCCCGCTGCTTGTGCGGGTGGATCGTCAGCGTGTCGGCCTTTTCCGAATTGCGCTTGAAGAAGCGCGTTTTCGCCTGACCGACATCCATCACCTCGAGGAATGCGCTGTAGGCCAGCAGCTCGATGAATTCGTTCGGGCTTGGCGTCGCGGTGTTGACGAACTTGAACGGGAGACCGTCGAATAGCCGCATGAATTCGCGAAACGTCTTCGATCCGCCGAAGCCGCGCAGGCAGGAAGCCTCGTCGAGGCTTGCGACGGTGAAATGCTTTGGGTCTAGCTTGCCGTCGCGAACCGTTTCGTAATTCGTCATGTAGAGGCCGGTCTCGCCAGCCTCCGAGATCGAACGAATGAAGGTAATCGACGGGACGCGCTCCGGATGCCCCTTCTGCCAGGCGCGCAAGGCCTTGCGCTGCGCCGGCGTCACCTTCGGGTGCTTGCCGGTCGCCAGCGTCTCGCAATCGCGTCGGAATTCCTGCCGCACGCCGAGCGGGATGACGACCAGGCCGCGGCCGCCGAAGCGGACGAGAATGATACGGACCAGTTCGATCTGGATGATGGTCTTGCCAAGGCCGAATGCCGCGAAGATCGCGCGCCGACCGCCAAGGCATGCCCATTTGACGATGGCGCGCTGGTGCGGCAGCAGGATCGGATTGATCTCGTCATCCGAAGCCTCGAAGCCGCCGACCGGCGCCATCTGGATCTTGCTCGCAAGGAAGCTGGCATAATCCATCATGCCACCACCCCGTCGGCATTTTCGGTGTAGCGGCCCTTGATGCCGTAGCCCCTGCCCCAGTAATTCACGATCTCAATACCGTGGGGCGGAAGCTTCTTCCTGATTTTGTGAATAAAAACCGAGATAATGTTTCCATGCGGAGCGTCGTCGCTGTCGCCGTAAATCGCCACCAACATGCTATCGACGGTGACGATGCTGCGCGCCATCATATGGCGATAAAGTCGTTCTTCAGCGCGCGTCAGCTTGTATTCCGGGGGAACTTTCGTCTCTTCATCCACCAGCAAGGCGCGCAACTGCCGAACCTGCTCCTGAAGCAGCTCGATTTCGTCTCTCAAGCGCGCAATGATCTTCTCGCTCATCGTTCTCCTCCATCAGAGACGACGATCGAAGTGGCGGATACGAACCGGCTCGGCCCCCGGCGACCATCACGCCCGCCCTCGATGTCGATCTGCGCGACCAGGTCTGTCGCCGTACCGCGACGCACTACGACGCGCCCGAATGGCGCATCAATTCGCGTGACCTCGTGAAGGTAGAGGGATTGCGTTATCACTGGCCGCCTCCCTGCCGGACGCGGGCGAGCATGTCCTGCACGTCCATGCTGTGCTCGGTCAGCCGCTGCTCGATCTCGCGTTTCTCGCCCTCGTCGAGGTGATCGTCGGCTGTCGCCTCGAACATCACCTTGGCGATCGCCATGAAGCTTTCGACGAGCGCGAAGACGTCGCGGGACTTGATCGGCGCATCGACGCCGCCGTCGACAGCGACGAGGCGATATCCCTGGATGGAGGCAAGCACACGCGTCAGGGTCGGATCGCCGGATGCAAGTTCGGCGTCGAGCACCACATCGATCGGCATGAAATCCGGATAGTCTACGCCCTTGTAGCGGGTGATCTGTCCCTCGCTGATCCGCCGCGTCACCTGCAGCAGATCTTCCGCCATGCCGACCGAACGGACGAGCGTACCGGTCCCGGTCTTCAGCCGCTTTCTCTGATGTTCATTCGATGCGCGCATGGCACGGCTCCAGAAAGTCAACGAAATTCTCCCGCGCGAATTTCGCTGATCCGCGCGCAGGCATGGGCTAGTGATGGTTTCAAGGCGTCAGACGACGCGGACGGAACTCAGGGAGGCCCGCATGGCATGCAAAACGAAACGAGCGCACCGGAGCCGGAAACCGGCGTCGAGCCATGCACGCGGCCCCGATGCGCGGCGCTGCCAGCCAGGGAGGAACGGCGGCGCTGGAGAGGATAAAGGCGCAAGGACAGCTTCATTCGGCTGCCTCCCGGGTCGAGCGCGGACGATCGACGCCGTCAGGCCAATCGAGATCTTGCGGCCAATTCGTCGAGAACCATCGCATCGCGCGCTCGAATGTGCCGGTCGCGAGATCGCCGCCACGGGCAATGTCGTCCAGCTTGGAGCCGCGGTTCAGCACAATCGTAGACACGCGCTTGCGGCCAATACCGGCCGCTTCGGCATATCGATCAGCAACAACAACGATTTGTTCTCGGAGCATCATGCGGCAATAAATGCGGTCAAATAGCCGCAACTGTCAAGGACAAATAACCGCTTTCAATAAATTTCGATGCGGACGATAATCCGCACATGGAGAAAACCGTGGTCGAAAGATTAAAGGATATCATTGCGGCGCAAGGCCTTACGCCCGAAGCTGCTGCGGCAAAGTGTGGCCTGGAGCGGAGCTATTTTCGCAAGTTATTCGAACGCCCCGATGCCGCGCCGCGTGGCAATACCCTTGCGAAGATATCGGCCGGCCTCGGCGTTTCCATCGAGGAGATCCTTGGAGCAACCGCCGCGCCCAACAAGACCGTGCAGCCGACAGAGCTGAGAAGAGCGGATGCTGAAGCCCCCGCCTTCGGCCTTCTTGCGAAGGACGTTCCGGTCTTGGGGACGGCCGCCGGCTCGCACATACGCGGAGCGTTCCAGCTTTCAAATGACCCGGTCGACTATGTCCGCCGCCCGGCAAGCCTTATGAATGCGCGGAAGGTTTACTCGCTATACATCGAAGGCACCTCCATGGAGCCGCAATATTGGCCAGGAGACCTGATCTTCGTCCATCCCGACAAACCGCCGCGCGCAGGAGATGCCGTCATCGTTCAATGCCGAAACGGCACGGATGACAGTATGGAGGCGACGATCGGGATCTATGCCCGGATGACCGGCGAAAAGTTTGTGATCCGCAAGCACAATCCAGGCGCCGAGATCGAGATATTGCGGACGACCATTATCGCCGTGCACAAGGTTCTCACCAATAACGAGATCTACGGCGCGTAGCGCAAACAACCGCCAAAACATGATTGATGGAGCCCGGATGCGGCCAGCATTCCGGGCTTATTGATTCGTGGCAGGAGTCAAATTTTCCGCACTCTTTTCATGCGACTTATACGCAATGCGGACATTTGACCGCTTATCCAGTTGACAGCGGTCATTTATCCGCATTATTGTCCGCATCACAGTCCGCCTCAAATCGGCCGCAGCCCGCCGCCGAACCTTATTGGATAGGCAGGACCGGAGAGAGCGGATGTTATTTCTTCTTCACAAGGCCACTGACGTTTCTGCCGCCCGGCCCGTAAAGGGCGAGCGCACTCTCGCAGACGGCTTGCTCCGGAAGGTTTGCCATCTTGGCCTTCAACGTCAGGGCATCCTGAAGCATCTCCGGCTGGTCCCGCTCCATGTCGACGCCATTGGCATTGGCGACAAGCGCCATCAGCACCGGCTGCAGCTCGATGCTGTGGCAAAGCGAAGCTGCTGCCGTCACCTGCGCGATGTGATGCATCGCGTTCTCACGGCCTCCGGCATGGCCTTGCTGCGCAAACGCGCCAGCGAGCGCCACGGCGACCAAAACTCTCTTCATCCCAATCCCCTTCGTTCAACCCATCATTGCATCATCGCCGCTTTTGAGAGCGGCGCAAGAGGAGGCCCGCGCCAATGATCCGCTTTGTGAAATCGCCAGCAGTCGTTGCTGCGCATTCAGCTAATCATCCGCGTTGCATTTCGGACGTGGTGGATCGTTTGGCCGAAGCTATCTGCGAGATCGGCGGCGCCGGCGAGCCGGTGACGGAGGAGGCACTGCTCGCCCGCGATTTCTCGCCCGACGTGGTGCGCCGCCTGGCGCCGCAGGCCCGCGCCGCTGCACGCCGTCGCTTTATCAAGCACGTCTGAGGTGAGGCGATGGACCGCAATCACTTCACCCCCTTCATCGTCGACGATCCCGGCCCGAGGCCGCAGCCGCTGCGCGATCGCCGTTGCCTGCTGCTGCAGATTGCAACTGCCGCCTGCGCCGTCTTCTGGACGCTTGGGATTGTCCTTGCCGTGATAATGATTAACGGCAACTGGCATGCCGCCTCCAGCATGCAGAACGCCGGGCAGCATGAGGCGAGCCGATGAATGCAATCATGCGCCTCTGCAGCAAGTCGATCTGGGCATTCCGCGACGACGGCTCGTGCTTCGACATGAGCGCGCCAGATCCAGCCGAGATCTGCTTTGCAGTCATGGCCGGGCGCCTGTCTCGGATCAATCGTTTCAACGGCGTGCCGATCGCCGGCGGCTATTCGGTCGCCCAGCATTCGGTCATGGGCGCCGAGGCGCTGCTCAACGAGGGCGCGGATGAGTTCGTCGCCGGCTTATTCTTGCTGCATGACGGTCGCGAAGCCGTGATCGGCGACGTGATCCGCCCGACGCAGAAGCTGATCGAGGCGACGATGACGGAAGCGTCCGCCAAGATGGCTGGCGAATTCACAGACATCTTCGAAGGCATCGGCCAACGCTGGGACGATGCGATCTATGCCGCCGCTGGCCTGCCATGCCCGTCAGCCTGGACGCCGAAGATCAGCAAGCTCGTGGATAACATGGATGACCGCATGTGCGGCGTCGAGGCGCGCACCTTGCTCGGCAAGAGAGCCGAGAATGAGTTCCCTCTTACCCGCTTCCCTACCCCAAAGACCAAGGGCGCCATCCGCCCATGGGGTGCCATGAAGGCGGAAGAGGCCTTCATCGCCTGTTTCAAGCGGCTGATCGGCGAAGACCGATTCTATCAGGCATCCGCCGTCCACGCGGCCAAACGCGAGCTGGAGAAATGACCATGCCGGGAATTGACATGCACGTCCTGCAGATCTTCGGCAATGGCCGCATGATCGGCCTGACCGTCAATGGCGGACGCTATGACGAAGGCGTCAGCAAGATCGGCCTGACGCAGCGCTACATCTTCGGCAAGGGCGCGATCAGCCTGATGAACAAGGCCGGCGACATCATTGCCGGCCCGCAGAACTTCGACGATGTGCAGCTGCTTGCAACGGCGATCGTTGAGGGTAATGAGCGCGCGCTGACGACGCCCGGCGCTCTGCTTCAGCTCGCCACCGCTTTTCTCGCCTCATGCTCAGTCGGGATCGATACGTCCACAAGACCAGTCAGTTCGAAGGCGGTCGACGACATAGTCGTGGAGCGCCAGCGCCAGATCCAAGAAGAAGGCTGGACGCCAGAGCATGACGATAATCACGGGGATTACAGCCTCGCCAAGGCAGCTTGCGCTTACGCGCTCGGTGCGACGCTGGATACCGCAGAGCGGGCAGTAATGGATACGAGTGGCGTGTCCGGCACCCCTTTCAGGGTGAAATATTTCTGGCCCTGGAACATCACATGGTGGAAGCCTACGGGTCGTCGTCGAGACTTGATAAAGGCCGCTGCCCTAATAATCGCTGAGATTGAGCGCATCGATCGCGCTGCAGCAAATGACGGGAGCGTTGCCTGATGGCCGGCTCCGTCAACAAAGTCATCCTCATCGGCAATCTCGGCGCCGATCCGGAAGTGCGTCGCACGCAGGACGGCCGGCCGATCGTGACGATCAACGTCGCGACGTCGGAGACCTGGCGCGACCGCAATTCCGGCGAGCGCCGGGAAAAGACCGAATGGCACCGCGTGGTGATATTCAACGAAGGCCTCGCCAAGATCGCCGAGGACTATCTGCGCAAGGGCGCCAAGGTCTACCTCGAAGGCCAGCTGCAGACGCGCAAATGGCAGGATAGCAACGGCCAGGATCGCTATTCGACCGAAGTCATCCTGCAGGGCTTCAACGCCACGCTGACCATGCTCGATAAGGCCGAAGGCTCCGGATACCGCCCCGGCGGCAATGGCGCCGACGATTACGGCCTCGATGGAGACCGCGCCTCCGGCCGCAGCACGACCGGCTCATCTGGCAGCTTCGCCCGCGATCTGGATGACGATATCCCATTCGCCCCGGAATGGCGGTGACCGCCATGACCGGCAAGGAAACCCTTCTCCAAACGCTCGGCGATGGCAGCCTGCACCTGATCGGACCACACAGGCTGGCGGCGATCGAGCTGCAGAAGCAGCGGCGAATCTACATCACCGAGATCGCCGACAAGATGTTCGCCTGCCTGTTTCCGCGCCCCGAAAAGGCGCGGCTGCAGGAAGCCCTCGCCCGCCACAAAGTCGCCTACTGCCGCCAGGCGCATACGCCAGGCCGCGATGAAGACGCAGCCCGCGTTGAGGCGGAGATCGGCGCGCAGTTCCGGGCCATCGGCCTACCACCCTCCTATCCCGTCGGTTTCCTCTGAAAGGACATTTCCATGAAAATCATTCCCAATTCGCAGGCGCTGATCGGCATGCTGGAAGGCGGCGAGCTGAACGTCGACCTGACGCAAAAGCTCGACGAGACGCTGGCCGAGCTTGGCACCCTATCGGATGACAATCCGAAGGTGGCGCACAAGGGCAGCCTGACGCTGAAGCTCGATTTCTCGGTCGCCAACGGCATGGTCACCATCAATGCCGATATCGCCACCAAGACGCCGAAGCGGACCCGCCGCTCGACGGCCTACTGGATCACGGATAGCGGCAAGCTCTCCACGGAGCATCCCCAGCAGCACGACATGTTCTCCGGCCCGCGTGACGCCTCCGAGCGCCGCGGCTGACACCTCTCCGCAACCTGAAAGGACGTTTTATGACCAGCACCAACCATACCGCCGCCAGCAGCGGCACTTCCCTGCAGATCGAGGCCGTCAAGGATCTTGCCGACAAGGCCGGCTCTGGCCTTGCCATCCTCAAGCTCAACACTCCAGTTCATGGCCTACCGGAAGCCATCCCCGTCTTCATCGATCGCGAACATGGCGATATCAGAAGTGTTGAAGCGCTCTTCAATGCCTATCGCTTTGCCCCGTCTCGCAAGTCCGGCACGGCAAAGGTCCTCACGCTTGAAAGCTTCATCGAACTCGTCGAGCGCCACAAGACCGAAGACTCTGTCATCTTCGCCGATACTAACTGGCAGAAACCGTCACTTACGTCCGTGATCGATTATCACCAGAAGGTGAATGGCGGGGCGGCGGACAACGGCAAGCATCGCATCCACTACGAATTCCCGCTATCCGACAGCTGGAAGGCATGGACCAAGATCAGCGGCGAACCGATGGATCAGGTCACCTTCGCAGAATTCATCGAAGATCACATCGCCGATCTTGCCGCGCCCGACACGATGGAAGAGGAAGACTGGCGCCACAAGTTCTCGTTCAAGGTCGCCTTCCCGAACCAGCTCGTCAGCCTGTCGAAGGGATTGCAGATCAATTCCGAAAGCAAGGTCAAGAACGTCATCTCGCTGCAATCGGGCGAGGCGCAGATCAACTTCGAGGAAGAGCACCGCGACGCCAACGGCAACAAGCTCGACGTGCCGGGCATGTTCATCCTCTCGATCCCGCCCTTCTTCCGCGGCGAGCCGGCGCGCATCCCCGTTCGCCTGCGTTACCGCCTGAGCGCCGGCAAGCTCTACTGGATCTGCCAGCTCTATCGCCCCGACGTCTACATCACCGAACAGGTGGTGCGCGACATGGAACTCGCCAGCGCCGAAACAGGCCTGCCGCATTACCAGGGCGCGCCGGAAATGCAGGCCTGATCTGAGGCGAAGGAACTCAAGCC